CGCACGATGAAGAAAGCTGCTGATGTTGGACACGTTAGAACTTTGTTAGGGCGTAAATGTCGTTTTGACTTGTGGGAACCCTCACGCTACGGGGTTCACCGACCACTGCCCAGGGACGAAGCAGAACGAGAACATGGCAAACAAATACGCCGTGCGTTTACTTACAAAGCATTAAACAAAATTATTCAAGGATCTGCCGCTGACATGACGAAGAAGGCTATGGCAGACCTACATGACGAGGGTATTGTGCCTCACATACAAGTGCATGACGAGTTGGATTGTTCATTTGAAGACGAAGTGGAAAAAGATAGAATACTTGAGATTATGAAAAATGCAGTAGAACTTGAAGTGCCCGTTAAACTTGATGTTGAGGAAGGTCCGTCATGGGGGCAAGCAAAGTAAAAGCCACCTTATGCCCTAATTGTTCATTCGAGCATGTCATTGTTCCAATGTTTAAGGTAAAAAAAGAAGAGTATTTTTGTTTACTCTGTCGTGTATCGTATGAAAAAAGAACTAATGGTAAAACTATATTTGTTCCAATTGAGAAAGATCCAAAAATAGAGTTTGAGGCTGACTTTGAGGTTTAGATTAAATCCTCTAGGATAGACGCTTGAACACAATGAAAATCAATACTTTTGATAATGGGTTTATTCATTAGCTCTTCATAGAAAACACCATAATATTGCTGACATTGTTCTAAGGTAGGATGCACAACCTCTGATGCCATACGTAAGCACTTATGCTCACTAGATACAGACACGCAAACCCAACCAACTAAAAACCACTTTAACATCTATTCTCCTTGACATCTATGTAAAATATCTTATATATTAATAAGAAATTAGGACATGATGTACGCTATTATCACAGCAATAATAATATTAACTATTATTCTGAAGTTTAGATGGTTTTTAGCGTTTGGTCTAATTGTTTTATTTGCACTAACACATATAGGAGTTATTTAATGGATGCTAATAAGTACAAATCTGTTGCCATAAAAGTTGAGGTATACAACAAGGCACGGCCCATGGCGGATAAAGATTATTGCACTATGGGTGGATTTATATCAAAATTAATAGAGGACGAATATAATTATAGAAAGAGTGAGAAAAAGGCTAAAAATGTCAAGTCCAGCTAAGTCTTTAACTTTTATGAAACATTTCACAAATGTGATGAACTATTGCAAGAATGATACAACAAATCCAGACATACCTTTACATCTATCTGTTGCATATATTGAAGGTTATATCAGGGGTATGGACCAAGCTTATGATGAGTGGCTACAAGAACAAAAAAAGGGTCGAGACATGAATAAAGATAGTTTAGTCACTGAACAGTTTAATGATGCATTCAAAGACTCGGGTATGGCAATATATCCGACTAAGTTTGCAACAACACAAGATCCGGACGAGTCGGCCGTACCGGTTAAAGCAGATGTATAGTGTTGTGAGGTAACATGGGAGGGATCCCATATCCAAATTACCTCTTTCTCCGCAAAAGCGCACGAAAAGCTGTGGGAGTTTGCTTGGCATCTTCACGCCCTAGCAAGCCCCAGCCGGCAGTTCTATGAAATACAAACCTACACATGAGCACATGGACGGCAGAGGTATGTCGGTTCGTTATGCTTACTTACGTGATCAAAGACGTAGAGCACGTAAAAATGCAGAAAAAATAATGGGTAAAAGTTATTTTACAAATCCAAATTCATCAGTAGAGTCAAATAATGGATATAAGTGTAGTAACAGAAGACCTGGAATCTTTGATTTCCAGACGGATGGTTCTTGATTTGATTGAGAACGATCAAGATTTTTTTAGAGATAATAATCATAAAACCATGGCACTACGAGCATGTGCAGACCTTTGGGACCACGAATTAGTGGGCGATTCTAAAGGTTTACAAGAGGCTACACGCCGATTAATTATACAAAAAATCAGTAAACTAAAGAATGGAAATGTGTTAAGTTTCCCGAAATGATTAAAGATATTGTAACTAATGTAGAAGTATTCACGAAGACGACTAATCCGCCTGAGATGCAGGAAAAGTTAATGTATAAGGTAAGTTATAGGGATGGTTCAAGTGAAGAATTCACACATGAACAATGGCACGAGATAGTGACGAGGGGTTCTGGAGCCTTGAACCAAGGCTCACCGACCGCCGCATAGATTACTTTTTCTTTTCAGCTAATTTAGCCTGCAAGAGTGCAATGACTATGTACGCCTCCTCAAGTTTCTTGTTTAATTCTTCCATGTAAACCTCCTTTATTTGACTTAGTGCGTGCCGATCACCATATCAAAGTCCGTTTTAAATTGTCAATAAATCTTTGCTCTTGACTTTTATTTTTGTTATGTTCCTTGTATGGCAGAACGTAAAAGCACAAGATATTTAAGTGTTGTAGCCGGTGTACCGTTAGGTATGATTAACAATGCAATCAAAGAAATTGCAAAAACACGTAAAGTGTTAAAAAAACGAAGGGGAAAGAGAAGATGACTACATCAAGAGAAAAAGAGGTTTTTAAAAGGCCCACTAAACCAGTTAAAAGTAATACACCTAACACGAGGCCAGGTTTTGGTGTAAGGCCAACACCTGTGACCGGAGGTGTATTAGGTATGGCTGGCAAAGCTGTGCAAGACTTACTTGATGAATTAGCAGATGAAACTGCTGCATCTAAAAAAATTGTAGGTGGCCTTGATCAAATCAAAGACATGTTACCAAAAGCAGGAAGTGCAGCATCAAAGATTGCAAAAGGCACTACAAATTTATTATTAAAGTCAAAAACAAAAAAACGTGGCGGAATGAATACAGACGGCGTAGTAGATTTATCAACTGAAATGATTATAGATGAGTAACGTTTTAGCATATGCAAATTTAGGTAAACGTAAAAAGAAAACTACAAAGAAAAAACCTAATGTGCGTAATTTAAAAGAACTAAGAAAAGCTATGATGGGCGCAAAACGAGGTGGTAAAAGATAATGGCACCACGTCCCGCATTTTTATCAAATTTAGGTGGAGGAGTACCCACAGGTTTAAAACCACCCTCACAACGAGATAAACCAAAACAAAAAAATAATAAGACAACACAAGTAAGTTCTTTTTTTAATGTAGACCCAGGTTTAGAAAAGGGTTTTATTGGCACTGAGACAAAACCAAAAAAAACTTACAGTGATTCTGCAAGTTTTGCCAATTTTATTGGTAATCAACAGAGTGGTGGAGATAATTCAGGCATACAAGCTTTTCAACAAACACAACAAGGTGGCTCAGGTGGCGGATCTGGGTCAAATATTGCACAACAAGTTTTAGGTGACGCATATAATCAAGCCATAGGTTTAGGTTATAAACCCAGTGAGTTGATAAACATGGTTAATAACGCAAATCAATTTGGTAGAGGTTTAAATGTAGATAAATTTAAAACTGATTTAGATCGTTACGAAGGTTTTCTTGATGCTGATGGTGACGTTTTTAAATTTGATGATCCACAAGATGATGGATCGACTGTTACAAGACAATATTTAAGCGTATCTCGTCCTGAGTTGTCCGCAAATGCACCTACTTTAGCTCAATTGTTAGGGGACATCGGTGGTGGTATTTCTAATCTGTTCGGTGCTGGAGCTGATTTTATTATGGGAGGCGGCACTGCTGGAAAAATTTTTCAAGGATTACAAGATAAATTTAATCAAAGTAAAGACTTTGTTGGTGAACTTATTAACCCTGGAAACTTAAGTCAGCGATTGGACGCTGCGGGGCCTGAGGCCCGCCGAAAATATGCGTTTTTTTTAAGTCAGGGTGATCCTTATCAAATTGCCTTTCAAAAAGCTACAGGACAATCTTTTGCACAAGGGGGAATAGCTACTCTACAGTAGATATATGTGTCATGTCTTTGATCATACCTCTTGGGATCGTGGTTCCCCGACCAAAATCTTTGGATAAAGGCATAAAATCAGCTACCAATGTTACAGAATCCTTTGACTCTTTAAGGATTAACCCATAACTATGGACCACGGGCACCTCTTCAAGTTTATCGATATCTTCAGGTTGATACCAACCAGATGGATGCTCAATAGTATCTTCCCAGGTTATTCTCACCAATTTGTAACTCATGTAAATCACTATATATATTATTCTACAGAAACTAAATCTAAACTTGCCGAAAAAACGGAAAATCGGTTTACATATTTACAAAGTAGTAAAAAACTATATATATCAACGCTTATCTCTGTAAATAAGTTGTTAAACGGCTGTAAATATGTTGGTCTCCGTTTACAAAGTTTGGCGATAAATAAGGCTTTTTTATGAAGAAGACATTAGAACTGACTCCAAAACAGATGGCTTTTGTTAACATTTTTATCGAAAAAGGGCTCCAACAGAGTGCAAAACAGTGTGCAATTGATGCTGGATACAGCGAAAAGATAGCTCCTGTAGTCGCAAGTAAGCTACAAAATCCAAAATATTACCCACATGTTGTCCAGGAATTAGAGAGACGGCGTGCAGAACTAAACAGGAGATACTCCATTTCCTACAAATCACACATACAAAAACTAGCAGAATTACGTGATAATGCAGAGGCTGCTGGTAATTATACTGGTGCCATTGCAGCGGAAAAATATCGTGGCATGGTTGCTGGTTTATATATTGACCGAAAAGAGATCATGCATGGTACAATTGATCAGATGACGGTCGGTGAAGTAGAGGAGAAGTTAGTTGAGCTCAGAAGAAAATTATCCATTCCTGGACAATATGAAGTTATTGAACAGGAAACATTACAAGGGGAATCTGTCGGAAGCGATGGCGATAGTGCACCTGATGAAGATGGGCAACCTAGTATTCAAGACGATACATGATACTGGTTGCGTAGACTTTGTTACTGTTGACCGCAAAGGTAAGATTAATTTGTATGACGTGAAAACGAAATCCATACGTAAATCTGGTGCAAGAAAGGGTCATCACATTAGCAGACCTAGAACTCCATTACAGAAAAAACTCAGAGTAAATATCATATATGTTGACATAGAAAGTCAGGAGATCCAGGTAGTCATGCACAATGATTGAGCGTAATCTTTGGCAACAATTAAAGAGAAATACAAAGCTTGTTGTATGGACAAGAATTGAAGCAACGAGTGGTCTTGGAATACCTGATTTACATGGTTTTTTTAAACGTTGTTTTTGGGTTGAACTAAAGATAATAAAAGATAACAAGATTAACTTTTCACCACATCAAATTGCGTGGATAAATCGGCATTATTCGTTGGACGCACCCGTGTTTGTTCTTGCCAGAGACCCTCGTTCGAAGACCATTAAATTATTCTCAGGGTCCATTGTCCGTTGTCCTCATATCGTGGACCGTGTACCTCCATTACTGTCCATTCCCCAGCGTCCCCGAGCCCTGGACTGGGAACAGTTGACAGCCCTGCTGGGATCCTGGACACCGGGTGATTCACCAAGCTCCATTGTTCTCCATTAATAAGCCCATCCCTATCCTCCATTACTAGAGAGGCCGGAGCTGTCTGCAGACCAGCAGGTAGTTGTTGACACCAGCGTCAGGAGATGGTAGTGCAGAGGTATTCCTTCTTTATTCATGTTAGCCAAACACATGAACGGTGCATCAGCGATGGTGCACCACTTTTCATTCTCCATTGTCAAAACATATCTTGGGTATGGGTATATACAATGGTAAGCATCCCGGCGTAACCTGCTGACACACGTGTGTAAAAAAGATTACATTAGCTCTTGACATCCTAACTAATTAGGACTATATATATTCTATGGCTGACATTGTCTCAAGATACAGATTGTTTAAGCCTAGATTCAGGTAGTTGCCGTAATGACTCGAGATCCTGAATCGCAGAGCGTCTAAACACTGGCGACTGTGGGTATGCTGGGTCGCACTTGTTAGTCTTGCTTACTCATTCGCTCTAAAACAAAGGGGGTGCAAGTTGCCTTCGGAGAAATGTATCCGAACTTAAACAACCGTAATACTTATTACAAGGCATAGCCCCCCGAACAAAGGAGGCGAAGATGAAAGAATATAAATACGATCACATTATCCATTTGCTGTTAAACAAACACGGATGGACCAGGGTGCCTTGGTTCATAAGCCTGCAGGAGAAGCCTGATGCCTGTTGAGTTCGAACAAAACTCCATTCGTGAGTGGCTCCTGGAAACTCAGGAGAGCAGCACCATTGAAGATACTGCAGAACACGGCTGTGCTGGTGGCACAGTTTCTGAGTTGATATACTACGCAGACACCGAATCCTTCTACAAGAAATATTGTGAGGAAATTTGGGACAGGCTAAGCAACATGGCGGATGACCTGGGGTGCGACTCCATTCTCCATTTGATCGTGACATTTAATGGATCTAAAGAAGTGGGTAGTGACCTGCAGCTCAGGAACCTGCTGGCGTGGTGGGCATGCGAAGATGTGTGTCGTGAGATTATCGCAGAGAAAGATGATGAAGAAAGGGCGACTGCGTAAGTGCCACCTTTTCTTTTGTGGTTTGGTATGCTTTGTATTGCCGGTGCGTTCATTACGATCTCCATTACAAAGCTACCATTTGGCATTGGTCTACTGGTAAAGGAGATCCTGACCAGCTGGCTACTGCTGTTGGTTTTCTGGATTTTGCTCTCCATTCTCCATTTGTTCCTTCGCCTTTCATTAGGACCGGTGCTAGTTTCCTGAGCTGTCCAGCAGGTGGGTCTGCTGACACCGAATGCTGTTTTAGGAAAAAGTTATCCACAACTTTCTGATATAAATACTTGCAATTAGTTAGGACATCATTATATATATAATAAGCCAAAGGAGGCACAACATGAATAAAAAGAAGGAAATAGATAAGTTAGCAAGGCTAACAGTTCTAGCAAACTTCGTCAATTCGAAGTTGAAAGAGCAAAAGACTTTAGTGAAGTCATTCGTGACAGAGGAGGATAAAGTCTTAAAAGGCGTTGAGCATAAACTCAATGTTATCATTAGGAGTTATAAACGTTTCGACAGTGAAGCGTTTAGAAAAGATCAACCAGAAGTCTATAACGACTACAAGACAAAGGTTGTGTCATCAATGGAACTGAAGCCGTTGATAGATGCCGAACAAGAGTCGGAACTATTAACGGAAAACTTTCCGTTAATGCAAATCCAATTGCAGTCTAGTAATTAGGCATTCTCATTTTTTGACACGGCATTGGAACATAGGCACGGGGGCGACTGCACCCCGTGTCGCAGTTTCGTTCTCCATTCTCCATTACCAAATAACCATTTAGGTTGTGCGTATGTGTTAGATAAAACGGCGTGTCCGCTGGGAGTTGTTCTGTCCAAGCCAAGGAAAAGTTATCCACAGTTATTTATAATAAGATCTTGTAATTAGTTAGGATATATGCATACTCGAAGAATGCCTAGTGATAACAACGATATCATCAATCGACCTTTTGCTGATCTGCAAGAGCGCATGGCTGAAGTCGATAGACTTAGACGATCTGATGATATCACAAATAGAAGAGAGGTAGATTATCGTGCTATCTGCAACTATCTTAATTCTGAAATTTTTCATCTTATTGCTACTGTTGATGATCCTAAGGTAAAAGCTTGGGCTAGAAAAATCGTCAGCGACCTGCATAATATGGTGGGAAAAGATATCTTATAACCACGATCTGGGAGGCTACTGCCTCCCAGGCATCTCCACCTGTAACTACCATCAACTTTTTTTAAACACTATATCTAGGAGTCCCTTAAGCATGTGCGCTACCACATGTGGTGGGTCAGCGACCCCCACCCCCCTAAAAAAGCTAGAATGTAACTTGCACATCGCACGTAGGTTGAGTTTTACACAAATAATTACTATGATATAAATCTGATATGCGAATAGACTTTGATGTCTCTCAAATGGACGCTAAGGAAGCGAAAGAGGCATTACTAAAACTAGAATTAAGAAAGACACAACTAGAACTTGCAAGTAAGGCAAGAGACTCCTTTTTAACGTTCGTTTCAACTGTGTGGCCAGGGTTCGTGGAGGGTGAACACCACCGCAGGATCGGCGAGAAGTTCGAAAAGGTACTATCGGGTGAAATTAAAAGATTAATTGTCAACATGCCCCCTCGTCATACAAAGTCGGAGTTTGCTTCGTTTCTCTTTCCTGCATGGCTCATGGGCCACAAACCACAGACCAAGATCATTCAAACAACACACACCGCAGAACTGTCTTATCGTTTTGGTCGAAAAGTTAGAAACTTGATGGACTCAGAGGAATATCGTAGTGTATTTACAGATGTTAAACTTAGTCAAGATAGTAAAGCAGCTGGACGTTGGGAAACTAATCATGGCGGTGAGTATTTCGGTGCTGGTGTCGGCGGTGCTATTACTGGTCGTGGCGCTGATCTACTTATTATCGATGATCCTCATTCCGAACAAGATGCACTGTCAACAACAGCAATGGATAATGCATGGGAGTGGTATACATCTGGTCCACGTCAAAGATTGCAACCTGGTGGATCTATAGTCTGTGTGATGACCCGTTGGTCAGAAAAAGATCTGACCGGTAACCTAATTAGAGCGATGAGTGAGGTCAAAGCAGACCAATGGGACGTGATTGAGTTTCCTGCAATCTTACCTAACGAAAAACCTGTCTGGCCTGAGTATTGGAAGCTACAAGAACTAGAGGCAGTCAAGGCATCTTTGAGTGAGCGTAAATGGCAAGCCCAGTGGCAGCAGAATCCTACTGGTGAAGAGGGTGCTATTATTAAACGAGAGTGGTGGAACAAGTGGGAGAAAGAAGATATACCCATGCTGCACCACATCATACAATCTTACGACACAGCTTTTACGAAAAAAGAAACGGGTGATTATAGTGCAATATCCACGTGGGGTGTGTTCTATCCTGACGAGGTTACACCTAACTTAATACTGTTAGATGTTATTAAAGATAGGCTAGAGTTCCCTGAGCTTAAACGTGTAGCCATGGAGCAATACAAATATTGGGAACCGGAGTCCGTGATCATCGAAGCAAAAGCCTCGGGCCTCCCGCTCATACAAGAATTACGTCAGCTCGGTATCCCTGTTATCAACTTTACACCCAGCAAAGGCAATGATAAGTTGTCGAGAGTGCACGCTGTAGCGCCTGTGTTTGAGAGCGGCGCAGTATGGGCACCGGATAAACGCTGGGCAGAAGAGATGATAGAAGAATGTGCTATGTTTCCACACGCAGAACATGACGATCTTGTCGACTCTATGAGCCAAGCACTACTAAGGTTTCGTAAGGGAAACTTTGTGTCATTGAAGGATGACTACGAAGATGAGCCCACGGACCACGGAGCAGAGACGGAGTATTACTAATGGCCTATAATCCTTTTGATGATGTGATTGAGAACGACCCTGCATATAAAATGCAGATAGGAGGTATTGGTAATAATTCTGTCAGAGAAATACCTATGGCTCTATCTCCAAAAGAGTCAAACTTTGAACCTACTGTAGGGACAGTCGCTGCAAAAGATTTGGACGCTTTCGCTGGTAATTTCATGAATCCAATTGTTAATACCTTTGGCGATGTATTTGCACAATCAATAGGCCGTGTAGCAGATGCGATGGTTAATGAAGAAGAGGCAGCAAAAGGTAGAAAAAAATTTCAAGATAATCGTGAGGTATTAAATTTTTTAGGAAAAGTTCCGCAACAAATCACGCCCGAAGATAATGAGTTAGCTTTTAAAAGAATTGGTAAGGAGTATCAACCTTTAAGTTTTAAGGAAGGCTTTAATCAATTTACTGGTTTTTTCTTAGAGGATGGTATTAAGGGATCCAACGCTATAACACAAGAGGGTAAAAGATTTTCAGAATTACCGGGAATGCAACAGTTTGGTTTAGCTGCTTTACCCTTTGAATTTATGTTTGGACTTTTTGCTCCAGCAAGAGAAGTAAAAAATGCTGCTAAATTGGTTAAAGATTTTGGTAAAAAAAGCACCGTTGAAGTGATGAACGATGCAGAGTTTAGAGCCGCTAATCCGCAGCTTGTAAAAATTATTGAAAATGAAATGGGGACATTTACAGGAGGTGGGTATCAACCTAAAGGAGTTGTCTTTGCAAAAGAAGATGGTTCAGGTTTATCAGGTCAGGCCTTAGCTACAAAGGTTAGAACAGAAAATTTACAACAAAGATTATATGAGCCCTATAGAGAAATTTATACTAGATATACTAATCAAACAGACAACCCCTCAGCTCGAGGTTTTTTAAATTTTTTAAAAGATAATAACGTTCCACTAACTAAAGGGACATCCAAAGATCCTAGAGATACAAGTGACATTAGACACATTGAAAAAGCAGTTAATTTTCTAACGGAAGGTAAAGCAACATTAGGTGCTTTCAAAAAACCATGGGAGCTTAGAACAGAAGAGATACTAAAAAACTCCGATAGACAATTATTAAATATAGAAGTTAAAAGAAAATTAGCAGAGGAGGGCTTTGACATACCATTGACCTCCATAGGTAATTTTGTAAGTGGAAAAAAAATTGATACTGACGCAGCTAAAAACATAATCCAAGGTAGCGGCCTTACGGCAAACAGAAAATTAATTTTATCTGAATTAGAAAAATTAAGAGATGACTTAGTTGCAAATCCTGAAAAACAAGGCAAAGGTTTGAAACAGTATTCGATTGAAACGCCTGGCATGAAACAAGGCTCAAGAACTATTGAGTCCATCATTAAGGACTATAGGGCTAAAGAAAAATTGGAAACCACTCAACAAAATATTACAGACATTGTTCCTGCATCATTAATTGATGAAATAGAAAATCTTGTCAAAGTAGAAAAGGGCGAAGGTGTAAGATCTAAATTTAGAGAGTATATACCACCACCGACTAAAGTCGTTGGTGGTGAACTACCACAAGCACAATCGAAAATAGCAGATTTGTTTAGAACACAATTTTTTTTACAAGATGAACAAGGAAAAGTTTTATACGATTTTAGAACTATTGAGGGTTTTGAAGACACCGCCAAAACTTATGGGATTGAGGCAGTGCCACCAAACGCAGAGAATGCTAGACAACTTAGATTAGACAATGCAGAACAAATAAAACAATTAGCTAAAGATATAGAGATACTACAAGCAAAAAACGGTTACCTTACACAATCACAAATACAAGGGTATAAACAAGTAATTGATGAGAGCAAACAATTATCAGAATATACAAATAATAAATTTAGACAGGTTTTAAGTGAAAACCCTCAATTAAAACAAGTTCTCATAGATCAATATAAACAATATTACACAAAGTTTCCAAAAACAAAAATACAGGGCGGAAAAAAAGTAAACATACCCGTTGATGAAATGACAGAAGAAGATTTTATTAACGCAGCAGCAAAAACTTTTGACGGACACTTATCACACGTTTTTAGAATAGAAGACTTTCCTAGTAAAGGTAAGGGCATGTTTGCAATGGGTGATGTATCAAACTTAGTCAGATCTAACTACGGAATAGAAAATCTAGCTTTACAACAACGTGGTGAGAACGCAGTAGACGCAGCAATTGCTAGTATTAGAAAAAAATTAAATAAAAATAAAAATAAAAATGCAGACATACAAAACGAGATAGATACCCTGAGGTATTTTGACAAATTATTTACACGTAAAGGTATGGCAATTTATAGAAGATTGAAAAAAAATAATCTAACCCCAGAAGTTATTTCACAGGTCAATGAATTACTTGGCAAAAATGTTGCTGGCACTATTAGAAAAGTTACAAATGTTGATGAGGATGTTTCAAAAAACTTTAATGATATTTTTTTAGGTTCAGAACAGCCTTTAACTTTACAACAAAACAAAGACAGATTTGATAGCTTAATGGATTATTACATACAGAATCCAAACGAGTTAAAAGTTTCAATGGATAGCAGACCAAGTAAAAAAGAAAATATAATTGAAACTTTTCCTGAAACACCGTACTTCAAACAAGGTTTTCTAAATGTTGCCACACCAAATATTGAACAATTTACAAATTTCAAAAAAGGCGGGATCTCCATGGTCAGAGGCGGTGTGCAGATGGCCATAGGTGGTCAAAACTTTACAGAGAATATGAATAAACAAAATTTTATACCTGACCCAGGTATTGAGGGTATGAGCGCCTTCGATCAAGCAGTACAGTCAGGTAACTTACAAGCATTGAACATACCAAAAATATTTAAAGGTCTTGGCGAGGCGTTTGGTGTGTTCACTCCAAAAAAAGTTGGTAAACCTTTTACTGATGAAATGTCTGCAGTTTCACCTGTAGCAAAAAGCGACTTTCCTCTACAATCTTTTACCTTTGAAAAATTATCTAACTCCAAAACAAATCAAGCAAAACCTCAAGACTGGATCAACGAGTTGCAAGGTGGAGCCCCAGCACCTAAATCAGAATTATTGGACTCAGGTTTATTTCAGTATCTTTCAGACTTTGAAAAGTATTTTCCAAATCAAAAAGTTTCAAAAGATAAACTTGTAGAATTTTTGGAAAACAATCCAATATCAAATTTAAAAATTAAAATTAAAGGTTCCGAAACAGGAGATCCGGCTTATGACAGTTATATGGGTAGACCTAGACATAAAAATGCCGGACGAGCTAGAATGGATGAAGCAGGTGAAGACTATAGAGAAGTAATTATAGAGGCAGGCACATTACCAGGACAACAAGCCGGTGATGAGTTTGTAAACAGTTCACACTTTCAAGAAAAAAATGTTTTAGCTTTTGGAAGAGTGGGCACATATAAAAATTCTGCAGGTGATAATGTTGCTGTCATACAGGAAATGCAAACTGATTATCTGACGCAAGTTAGAAAAGAGCAAGAGCTTTTAAATGCAGAGATAGAAAAATTAAAACTTCAAAAAACAAATTCAGAGCAAAGATTAGCATTTGCAGAAGGTCCTTATGATATTCAAAGAGCCAATGAAAAACTAGCAGAGGTTAAAAGTAAATTACCAGCACTTTTAAAATTACAAGAAAGTAAACTAATCAAACCTTATCCTAACGTTGCAGCGGCAGACAAAATACCTGAGTTCAATAAACAGCTACAAGACTTACAAAAACAAATAAATGATTTATCCATGCAAGGGGTTAGAAGAGAGAATCCAGAATTTCTAATGATGATAAGCAATTTAGAGGGACAACAAAAACAAGTATTAAATCAACTTCTAGATTTAAACAGAGCTAATGAGTATGAGATGTTAGCAAAAGATGTAAAAGTGCCTAATATTAGTGATCGTGATAATTTGCTTAGATATATTAACGGAGACGACTCTTATGTCAGCATGAAGAATGTAAATACATTTCCACCCACACCATTAAATAATCAAGCAGATTACGTTGATGCAATTTTAAAAGCAGTAATTAAGGATGCAGAAAACAGAGGTATTAATAAAATTGCAATTATGCCTGCAGATGTAGGTGCGAATGCTAGATGGGGTAAAGAAAGCGATGATGCAAAAAAGAAGTTTCAAAATTTGTACGATAAGGTTGGAGTTCAACAGCTTAAAAATATAGCAAAAAAATATGGTGGCACAGTTCAAGAAGAATTTGTTGTAGATAGCACAAAAGGATCATTAGGACTTAAATTTTTAAACAAAGGTCTAGATGGTGAATTTCAAGTCTTAAAAGAAACAGAAATTGATCCAGACATGACAATTAGAAGAGGCGATCTAGGACCCTCTGAACCACCAGAGGGTTTTAATGCGTCATTTCTGAGTGAAGATATATTAAGAGTTGCAAAAGACTATGGACCTAATGAAGTGGTGTTTAGAAGAGAGATAGCACCAGGTCAAACCATGGAATATTTTGTAAATGTTAAACAAGGAGACGTAATAGATGAAAAGTTTGACCTAGTCCCTCTAGGTGATGCAGATAGAGCAGAAAATGCAACTATTATTATTGAGGAGTACAACCCACAATTAGTAAAAATGAATGTATTAGTTTTACCCGATAGTAACAAAGATAAGCCAATGTACTTGTTTAAGAAAAAGAAAGGTGGAATTATGCCAGATGATAGGTTAGTTTCAATTACAGATATTTATGGTGATTATTAATGGTAGATAAATTTGATAGTAGCGCACCAACCCCTTATTTAGCACGAGACGCAAAAGCAGTGGGTCCTGGTGGTGATGAAGATTTAAAAGCAGAAGACACTGGCACAACAGTGCAACTAGATCAATCTGAAATAGAGCCTAACGTAGAGATTGTAGATGATGGATCTGCAGTCGTAGGAGAACAAGAAGAACAAAGACCTGCAAGTTTTGGATCTAATTTAGCAGAATTTTTAGATCCTTCTTATATGCAGGCACTCGCAAATGAGTTAGTAGAAAAAGTTGATAACGACAAAAGCACAAGAGAAGATTGGGAACAATCTTACACAAAAGGTTTAGATCTTTTAGGATTCAAATACGAAGAAAGAACAAGACCATTTAGAGGTGCCTCTTCTGTTAATCACCCCATGTTGGCACAAGCTGTCACGCAGTTTCAAGCCATGGCATATGTAGAGTTACTTCCAAGTGATGGCCCCGTCAGAACACAAGTTGTAGGTGCTAATAGTCCAGAATTACAACAATCAGCAGAGCGTGTTAAGGATTACATGAACTATGAAATAACTCATGTCATGGAAGATTACAATCCAGAGATGGATCAATTGTTATTTCAATTACCATTATCAGGTAGTGCATTTAAAAAAATATATTTTGACGAAGTAGCAGGTAGAGCTACATCTAAGTTTATACCAGCAGAGGATGTCATTGTGCCTTACGGTTGTTCTGATTTAGACGATTGTGAGAGAATTACACAAGTTGTTAAAATGACAAAAAATGATTTGCGTAAAAAACAAGTTTCTGGTTTTTACATGGACATCAATGGTGAGGGTTACGATGCAGTAAATTATTCTGATTTACAAGAAAAGAAAGATGAGATTGATGGTGAGTCACCAGGCACATACGCAGTTGACGATATGGCGGAGTTATATGAACTGCATGTAGATTTAGATTTAGAGGGCTACGAAGATATCAATATAAAAACAGGAGAGCCCAGCGGAATAAAACTACCTTACATAGTTACAATAGAAAGAGGTAGTCAGGGTGTATTATCCATCTATCGTAATTACAATGAGGGCGACCCTTTAAGAAAAAAGAATGATTATTTTGTACACTACAAATTTTTACCTGGTCTAGGTTTTTATGGCTTTGGTTTAATACATATGATTGGCGGTTTAACAAGAACCGCTACTTCTGCTTTACGTCAATTGTTAGATGCGGGTACACTATCTAATTTACCTGCAGGTTTTAAATCACGGGGACTTAGAATTCGTGATGACGATCAACCACTACAACCTGGTGAGTTTAGAGATGTCGATGCACCAAATGGTATAATTCGTGAAGCATTGATGCCTCTACCCTACAAAGGTCCTGATGCAGTTTTGATGCAACTTTTAGGTTTTTGTGTAGATGCTGGTAAACAGTTTGCAGCAGTTGCTGATATGCAATTATCAGAAATAGGTAGTTCGCAAACACCTGTTGGAACAACCATGGCACTTATGGAGCGTGGCACGAAAGTTATGTCTGCTGTTCATAAAAGATTACATTATGCACAGAAGAAAGAGTTTCAATTATTAGCTAGAATATTTAAATTAGTTCTACCTCCGGTATATCCTTACAATGTAGCGGGTGGTCCAAGACAAATTAAGATTATCGACTTTGATGATAATATAGATATCTTACCTGTTTCAGATCCAAATATCTTCTCAATGTCACAACGTGTGACTCTAGCTCAAAATCAATTACAACTTGCACAGAGCAATCCACAAATACACAACCTTTACGAAGCTTACAGAAGAATGTACACAGCGTTAGGCGTAAAAGATATCGAACAAATCTTACCAATACCACAAGGACCACAACCTAAAGATGCTGCTCAAGAACATAGTGTTGTATTAATGGGCCAACCTTTACAAGCATTCATGGAACAACAACATGATTTACACATAAGCACACACAGAACATTTTTATCTTCAGCATTAGTAAAAAGTAATCCTATGGCTGTAGTAAATTTAGTATCACACATAAATCAACACGTATCAATGTTAGCAACACAGGTTGTTGAAAAAGCATTAGTTGAAGAAGCAGAAAAATTACGAAAAGAATTTGGTGAAAATATACCACCTGAACAAATTATGGAGTTACAAGCTAAGCGACAAGCCTTGATAGCAGAACAAATTCTTAAAATTACAGAGTCTATGGTTCAAGAAGAGGCAGAAGCTATGCAAGATTCTAATATGGATCCACTTGTGTTGTTAAAACAACAAGAATTAGCTTTAAGACAACAAGATCAAGAGCTTAAAGCACAGGTTCAGGGTGAACAACAAGGCTTAAAAGAGCAACAATTTGAATACAAACAAGATTTAGACGCAATGAAACTGCAAAAAGACTACGATTTAGCAGAATTAAGAGCTAGAATAGCTCAACAGAGGACAAATGCCCCTAAACAAGAAGGGTAAAAAGATAAAAAAGGCCATGGCTAAGACTTATGGCAAGAAAGAAGGTGCAAAAGTGTTCTA